TGAGCGGCACGCTCAGCGGCGGCAGTCTCGCGAGCCGAGAGTTCGGTTGCTACTGCCTCAACGCCTTCGGTGAGTGCGGAGAGAGTTTCGAGGGCTTCAGCGGAAAGGCCGGTGCCGTCTCCGTAGAGTCCTTGGAATGCGGCGACGGAGTTAGCGTGAAGTTCGCTCAGCGCTTCGTCGGAAAGAGTGGTGAGGTCTTCTGGAATAACCAGTGCTTCCTCGGTCTGGTCCTCGTACGCGGTTGCGTAGTCTACGAGGGTGGTCTTGCGTGACATTAGAGCCTCCTGAGGTGACTTAAACAACGTCACCCGGCCCAACCCAAGACCTCCGTAGAGGTGCCAGCGGTGTAATTCGCTTTCATAGTAACACCGCCTCCCGATACATGGGTATCAGAAGGCGGCGTTAGTATGCAGTGCGTGAGCGTCAGGAGGAAATTACCCCGCCACCGGAGCGAACCCTTGCGGCAGACGCTTCGAGGAGTGAACCGTAGGTGGAAGTGGTTCCGTTACGGTCAGTGAGAGTGAAGGACTGCTGAGTTTTCGCTCCTTCACGCTGAACTTCCTGCTGAGACTTGCCCGACTGTCCGAAGCCGGTCGGCTGAGTCCTTTTTCCACAGTTACATGCCATCTCGTTATCCCTTCGTGAGTTTCTGAGCGAATGCGTGAACGCGCTGAGTGTTGGAGTGCTTCATGACTTTCGTCTTGAGAGCGCTTGCAGTGAGTGCCCGGTCCTTCTCCAGAATCCTCTTCAAGTGCGCCACCTCCGACGCGCTAAGTCCGGGAGTCTCAGGCTTAGGGAGGATGACACCGGAAGCGGTGAGGGAGGAGAGTTCACCGGAAGCAATAAGCCCGGCTGGACGTGGGATAGGGAAGCCCGGAACGTTGACTGCGAGCGCGGCGTGCAACTCAAGGTTGCCGTCCACTCCACGCCAGTCTCCTGACAGTGGGGAAGCGCGCAAGGTGCGGACTTGCTCAGCGGTAACGGTTGGGCGCAAGGCACCTGCTACCCAGATTCCGTAAGCGTCCTCCCCTGCTCGAACGTCTGCGACTGCCGTGCCGGTGTTGTCGTAGTGCGCGGATGTGTCGCGCGGAGAAGCGTTAGGTCGAGCGTGACCCGTGCCCATCGTGATCTTTCCAGCGCTAAGCGTCGTACCTTCAGCGGTTAGCACCGACCCAGTGTGGAAGCGCGCATATCCGGTCACCGAGTGAGGTGCCACCACGCACACGCCCTCCCCTGCCGGGCTTGCAACATGGCACACGTCCCACGTTGCAAGGTGGCCGTACACACGTCCATCCTTCGTAATCGTGAGCGGTGTAGGTCCCGCAAGTGATGGGTCGGAAAACCATACGGCAGGAGGTTCTACGGGGATAGACGCACCTGCAACGAGGACTGTAGCGCCTGCCACGATTGCTTCAGCCTCCTCGATCACCTCCTCGTCTGACGTGTCGCCCTCGTCCTCCACGATCTCGTCAGAGACGATGGAGATTCGAGCCTGATCAAACGCTGGAATGCTTACGAGGGTCACGGCGCGCATACGTGCGTCTGTCGTCACCATCACTTCGTCGCCTGAGACAACCTCGATGACGATTTCCTCGCCCTCTGTCGCCTCCATCGCGTTATCTGACCCTTCAGGCACCCTGTAACGGACCTCAAAGGACACGTCATCAATGTCCATCGAGACTCCGGTCTTCACGCCCTCTGCAACGAGTCGCGCGGCCTCCAGACCTTCCTCAGAGCCGGTATCGAAGGTGCCCTCACCCCAGATAACGCCGCCGTCTTGACGCTCCAGAGTTTCGATGGTGCCTACGACGATAGCGCCCAAGTGACCGCCTACGTCTTCGTGTACTGAGCGCAAGGGTAGGGGAGTAGTCCAGCGCAACGCGCCGCCTTGCACCTCCCGTCCGTCGCCTGTTCTTTCGTCTTCCATTGCGACGGGACCGGCCCACCGAATGACTCTCCGTGACATGGTTTTTCCTTCCGTAAGGCCGTTGGCCGCGCTTGCGTAGAGTTCTTCCTCAGGATAATCGTCAACCGAGGAGTCTAGGGAATCTAGGTCCTCTGCAAGTAATTCTTCCAGCGTCGGGAAGTCCTCAGAAGACTCACCTGCAAACGCTGGGATCACGACACACCTACAGTTCGCTATCAGTTCGAGAGGTGCGGTCGGGTCGCCCGGATAAGCCATCTGATACCCGCCAACGGTGAACGGATCATTGATCCCTACCGTCTGCCCGCTTGCGTGAGCGTGTGCAGGGCGTACGCGGTCATCTTCCAGCGATACCCACGTCTTCCCTGTCGCGCCTTCTCCGAGCAGGTCTTTGAGGACGGCGATGTTGTAGTTCTGCGTACTTGCAGTCCGCGCCATGCGCCTAATGCGAGTTCGGTAGGTGTCTACCCCTTCGCCCTTACCCCGCTTCGTGATCAGTTCAGCGCTCAGCGCTTTCTTCGTCGCGTACGCCGTCCACTCCTCGCTCTCCGCCTTCGTCAAGATGTCTTTAACCTTCGAGTAGGCGACGACGGGGAGATCGGACTCTCGCATGAGTTGGATGAGGTGATCAGTGTCTACCGCCGTTCCGTACTCCACCATCTCGCGGATCGCCGCGTACCACCGCGAGCGCACCGAGGTGTAGGCGAAGGGGTCTGAGACGGGTCGCCCCGGTCGGCGTGCTGAGCGCTGGCCTGCCGCGAGGAGGAGAGGAGCGTCTAGCGCATTCTCTGCAAGCACCCTCACCTCCTCTAGGAACTTCTCAAGGTAAGGCTCCATCGAGTCGTAATAAGCGTCCTCTAAGGACTGCCGTACCTTCACCGCTCCGCGTGCTCGCTCTTTTCGAGTGCTCATACCAACGCCTCCTCATGCGCGTGATCGAAGACCGGGAGACCGAGGTGGGCCTCGAATCGGTACTGGAGTTCGGAGATAGAGTGCTCGGTCGCAGTGATCGCGAGGTCATGCACGTAAGTGTCAAGCATTCTCGTTACTTGCAGTGCGGTGATGTCGCAACACCCGTGGATGTCAAGGAGTGCGGGGACAACATCCCACGCCCCTTTAAGCGCCTTGTCCACAAGTCGATCATCCGCTGGCCAGATCGTGTGAGCGACGGTTGGAGACTTGGTGCCAAGGACTCTGAACCGCGAGCGCTCAGCGCGCACGATGTAGTTTCCTAGTTTCTCCAGAGCCTTCCTCACAAGCACGTCGCAGACGGCGAGTAAGGTGGAGCGCTGGGTGACTGGGGCAAGGCTCACGGCACCGCATACAGGGCAAGGCCCCGGAATGTTCATCTGCGAGGTCATCTGTGGCTATCCTTTCGCGCTCGCGGTCATGTCGGAGTCGATGGCGGCGGGTTCGTCTTGAGTCTCGGGGATCATTCCTTCCACTTCCTCCGCCACTTCCTCCTCCTCGATGATCTGTGGAGTTACCTCTACCTCCGCGCCACGCAACGCCGCGCGAATCTGCTCGATAAGGGCTGGAAGTCCCGGAGTTTGCGCGAGAGATGGCGCAGTCTTTAGCATGTCCAGCGCGTACGTGACCGCTGGGTCCATCGCCTGCATTTCGGCTGGAGCGTCGCTCTCGTCGAACCCGGTCGCGGTGCGCAGTGCTTCATCGCTGATCGCTCCGCGCTCATGCAGTGACATTGCATCCGACCCACGGTTAGGCCGAACGATAAGGTGGCTCACGTCGTACCAGATGACGTACTCTCCAGCCTCCTCGGGACTCATGCCTTGGGCTATCAAGGTGGGGTGGAGGAACTGGACGGTGAGAGCGTCGCAGATAAGTGCAAGTGGCGGCTCAATGTGAGTCGTCACCACGTCTTCCTTCACCAACCACGCGCCCCAGTGGTTCATCCCGCCCATACCGAGGAGGAGTTCAGGCGGCGCGTCCTGCCCGAGAGCCAACCTCCGAATTGCTTCCTCGCGCAATGGGCGCGCTTCCGTATCGAGGGGCTGGGAGAAGGCGTAGTGGTGGAACTTGTCTGTCGAGTCGTCAGGTGCGGTGACGACGAGGGGGACGAGTGCCGAAGCGTTTGAGCGGTCGCTAATCGGGGTCAGCATTCCTTCGATCAAAGCGTCCGTGAACGGGTCCGAGTCGTCCTCCTCCACCGCCACCTCTGAAAGTCCCTTACCTCTGCGCATAGCGTCGCTTGCACTCTGAGGAATGACGAAGACACCGGCACCTGCAAGGCGTGAGTCTACTTGGGCGGAGATGTGCAT